CATTCAGGAAACGTCTGTGAAAGATAGCCAACGCAAGCACTCGGCCGATAAATTTGAAGTAGTTGAGGTGTTCGGGGTTGACGCCACTATGAGGGTTAATTTGAAGGGTATAATTGTCGACCGCCGAGTACTCGAAAAGACAATAAAATGGATTGAACATCTCATGGGACAACAAAAAGAAGAACTCTCGAGAGACACCGCCATAATCAAGTCCATCTTCCCCATCGAATTTGATCATCAAGCGTTTTTTCAGGTCATTGGGCTGTTGCCTCATGATCTCAGCATAGCTGTCCTCGAAGATATGGCTCCGACGGATCTTAACATGGCACTGGCCAGGATTAGGCCTCAAGGCTGGCTGAGACCTGAAGTAGATCAACTTCCTTCGGAAGTCACGTTTGTACTGGGGCACGTTCTGGTCAAGTGAGCTGGGCAGCCGAGGGTCATCCCAAGTAGTAGTCTTTGTATTGTGATCCACAAAATACACTCGCGCGGTGGAAGTTAGCCTCATCTCCCAACCAGATGGAAGTGGTCCGAGCTGTGAGACAGCTTGTGGCTGTACATTGTTAGAATTTGGTCCCATCACTCGCAAAAGCTGTTGTCGTCTAGGATCGACCCATGTGGTGGTTCTTGTGTTGTGATCTACGAAGTAAGGACGTCCCTCCGGAGTGAATCGTTGTTCCCAACCAGCTGGGAGCGGTCCCCAGCCAGCAGTTGTCGATCCACCCTGGATGGTCGAGGTTGCGCCAGATGTAGAGCTGACTGCGGTTGCGGCAGCAGAAGTGGTAGAGGCGGCGGGTTCAGCGGGGGACGTTGAGGTGGATGAAACGTGTGGTGTCACGGCAGTGGACGAAGTGGCGGAACCTTCAGCAAGTAAATCATCGGCAAGAGTTCGACTATTCATCCGCTGTCGATCATTGGCCTGAGCGGCGTTGGCTTGATTGACTTGTGCTTCGGTACTTCGGGGCGGGCGGGTCCAAGTGGTGGCACGAGTATTGTGATCGACATAGTAGGTTCTGCCAAGGTGATCGACTCGACGTTCCCAGCCAGTAGGCAAGGGGCCATATTGATCTTCAGTAGTGGAGTAGTTCCTGTTCGTACTCGAGTTACCCGTAAC